AAAATGGCTAAATGGGATCTATCAAAACTGGAAAACAGCGCCAGCGTTGGCGCGCATATCGACGAGGATAGCAGCACGCCGACGCAGCCAACGCCGCTGATGCTGGTCATGTCGATCAGGCGCAAGGCAGACATCATGCGGATGGACGCGGGGCGTGGCCCCGAGCGCCTCACGATCAAGCAGCGCGCCGAAGAGATTATGGCGCTCTGCGAGATGCTGGAGAAGCGGCTGTGAGCAAGCATTCCCTGAAATCCAAGCGCAGGCATCCTGACGCGATTCGTGAGCGCTTTGAGGTGGGCCACATAACGTTTGAAATTTGCGACCACCCAGAAGACGGCAGGACGTTTGCGCTGATCGCCGGCCAAGCGTTGGAGGCGAAAGACCGCCGCCCGCTGTTCACCGGCTACGTCAAGAAGGGCATGGCCACACAGCTTCGCAAGCTGGCACACCGATTCGATGAAATGGAGGAAAAGCTATGACGGAACACATGACACCGCTGGAGCGCTGGAAGGAGCTGGCGATCATCGAGAACGCGCGCATGAAGCGCAGGCTCATTGGCCGCGATGACATGCACGCGTATGCCCATAAGCCGTGGCCGCTGGAGAAGCTGCGCAAGGAGATCAAGCGCTGCCTGAGCAGGCACAACGAGCTGTCTGTGGGCGACTTGTGCAGCATGATCGAGCAGGACGCCGTGCATATCGACATTGGCCTGAAGACCATGCGTGAGCGGCGCACAATCGTGAAGACGTCGTTCATCGAGGGCCAGCAACTGTACCGCCTGCGCACGCAGGAAGAGTTCGCGTTTTAACACTTGCACAATGTTAACGCGGCGTTATAGTGGCACGAACCAACGGAGGTAATTATGAACACTGAGATGAAGCAACTTGGCTCGCGGATCGACGCCAAGGTATTCGAGGCGCTGCGTGACTTGTCCAAGGAGAAGCGCATAAGCATGGCGTCGCTGACGCAGATGGCGATACTGCGCCTGCTGGACGAGCATGGCGTGGACGTGCAGCGTGGATGATGATTTCACACTGACGCCGGAGCAGCACGCAGAGATGTCAGCGGTTGCCAGCAACACGATGTCCGAGGCAAACGCGCTGATGCGTGACATGCTGGCGATCACCGAGCACACCGAAATGCCAGACCTTGCCAAGGTGTACGCGCTGGGCGCTGCGCTGCAGTCTGTGGTCGGCTTCATGCGTGACAACGATTGCGACGTGCAAGACGCGATTGCCATGACTATGGGGATCATATTCGAGACGTACAGCACGCCGGATAAGGGGGAAATGCATTGAGCATTGTTACGTGTGGCATAGACTGCGGATACCGCACAGGCGGCGTGGCGCTGGTCGGTGAAAACTGGTCGGAGGTGCATGACCTGCCCGTCTACAGCGAGGGCGGCGTTGACGTCGTGGCGTTGATGGACATCCTCACGTCGGTGGATCGGCTCGATCACATATGGATTGAGAAGCAGCAGGCGATGCCAAAGCAGGGCGTGTCCAGCACGTTCAAGCTGGGGTATGCGTTTGGCCAGATCACGACGACCGTGGCGCTGTCGCGCACGCGCTACACCATGGTGACGCCGGTCGTGTGGAAGCGGGCGATGAACCTGCCCAAGGATAAAGACGCGGCGCGTCGGATGGCGCAGCAGTGGTTCCCCGACAGGGCGAGCGAGCTGAAGCGCAAGAAAGATGAACACAGAGCAGAGGCGCTGCTGATAGCGCTGTATGGAAGGGGGAAGGCGTGACCATATCAACAACCATGTCCAACGAGGAATACCACCTGAGCGACGCGCTCAGCGCCTCTGGGGCCAAGACAATCGCCATGAAGTCGCTGGCGCATTACAAGTATGCCGAGCGCAAGGAAAGCACCGCATTCGACGTCGGCACGGCCACGCACACGCTGGTGTTTGAGCCGCAGCACGCAAGCACCGTATGGTGCGGGCCGGAGACGCGGCGCGGCAAGGATTGGGCGCAGCATAAGGCAGAGGCCGACGCCAACGGCGCGCTGCTGCTGACTGAAGGCGATTACAAGATCGCCGTGGACGCGGCAAACGCGGTGCGCAGCAATAAGGAGGTCGCCAAGCTGCTATCCGGCGATCTGGTATGCGAGGCCAGCATATTCGCGAAGGACACGCAGACGGGCGTGGACATGCGCTGCCGTCCAGACGGGTGGCGTCGTGACATCGGGGCGCTGATAGATCTGAAGACGACCATAGCGCCCGACCCAGAAGGCTTCGCCAAGCAAGTGGCCAACTTCGGCTACCACATTCAGGAAAGCTTCTACCGCAGGACGATGGGCCTGATCGGGGAGGAGATCGACAGGTTTATCTTCATCAGCGTGGGCAAGGAAGCGCCTTACCCCGTTGGTGTGTACGAGCTTGACTGGCGCACGCTCGCAGAGGGCGACGCGGCAGTTCAACACGCGCTAGAGAAATTTGCGATAGCGCGCAATACGGGCGTCTGGGATTACGGGTATGGGGAGCTGCAAACGCTTCAGATACCACGCTGGGCGTTCAACTTCACCGCGTCACACGGCGCATAACACAGGCACACAACGTCAGGAGACAAACATGCCAATATCATTCGGAGAAACATCAGACGCGAGCGGCGCGTATATACGGGTCAACCTTCCGCAGAACCGCTGGACGGTAAACAAGGGCGGCGACCCCGAAGTCATCGACATGGCCAAGGGCATCGCAATCGACATTGCTGCGGTCAAGTTCGGGTGGCTCAAGATCGCCGTAGGAACGCGCGACTGGCAGGAATGGCCATCGCCATCGCAGCCGCTGCCTAAGCCGACCGAGACGGACGCGGAGGGCAAGCCAGCGTATAAGCAGGGGTTCGACGTGGACTGCTGGATGTCGGACGGCACCAAGGCGCAGTTCAGCAACAACTCATACGGCACGGGGCAGTTCATTGCCAAGCTGTACAACCAAGCGGAAAACGCGCCAGAGTTTGCGCAGGGCATGGTGCCGGTCGTCAGCGTCACGACGTCCACGCCTGTCGTGGTCGGCAAGGGCACGTCATACGATCTGGGCTTTGCCATCGTGAAGTGGATTGCGAAACCCGCAGACAGCACGCCGCCTAAGCCGGAGCCGGTGCCAACCGCAGCGGCCCCCGTTTCCAGCGCGGTAGACGCAGACGACTTCGGCTTCTAGGATAACAAGTTCCACGCCTGCTACGGCGGGCGTGGTTATAACAAAAGTTAAAACGGGGTAGCGGGATGAGCGTAAACTATTTTCAGAAGGTACGGGAAAGCGTCGTAACCGAGATCGGCATGGCGCCGCAGGGGCGTCGCAACGAGGCGCTGAACCTAGCGGCATACGCGCTGGGTCGGCACGCGCACATGGACGCCGCCAACATAGATAGCAGCGTCATAGACTTGCACACGGCGGCCAAGGCAATCGGGCTGCAGGAACACGAGATAAAGGCAACCATTGGCAGCGGGTTCAAGCGGGGCAGCGAAAACCCGAAGACGCTGGAGAACGATGACGCGATGCCGTTTCAGCCGAGCGAGATGGATCGCCTGATCGTGCGCTTGGCCAGCAAGGATCTGCTGATCCGCGACGAGGAAACGCGCGCCGAGAAAATCGCAAAGGCGCAGGCCGCGTGGGAGCGCAGCGTGCCAATATCACGCGAGAACAAGGACGCCGTCAGACCGGCGCTGCTGTACCTGAACAACCGTGGAATGCGCGCTGGCGTGGCGGAGGGCGTCGCGCGGTTCAGCCCCAGCATGTACGACGGGCCAGCGATACTTTTCCCCGCGACCAACGCCGAGGGCGACGTCTGCGGCGTGCAGGCGGTGCTGCTGACGCCGGACGGGAAGAAGCGCGAGCACAATAACATCAACAAGTATTCACGCGGCAGCCTCGTAGGCAACGCCATGCGGATCGGCGACCAGCATGAAGGCGGCGCGATCATATTGGTCGAGGGGCCAGAGGATGCGCTGAGCGTGCGTCAGGCGATCATGGGCCATGTGGAGGCGACAATCGTCTGCACATTCGGCAAGTCTGGCATGAAGACGTTTAACGCGCCAAGAGCCAGCGACGTCACGATCTGCGCGGACCCAGACTTAGACGTGGAGGCGGTTTCCGACGTGCTGCGAGGCGACGGCAGCACAGACGTCCACGTCGTGCGCTTCGACGCGCTGGGCGTGGAAAACGTAAAGGATGCCAACGACTACCTGCAGGAAGCGGGCGCGGAGAAGCTGCGCGAGGCGCTGGCGCTGGCGAAGCCGGTCGAGGAAGTGAAGCAGGAGCGCATCGCGGGCGAGCGCCAGTGGCCAACTGCATACGAGCCAATAGATCCCGCGACAATACCGGCGCGGCGGTGGATCTACGGGCAGCATTACGTCAGAGGCCATGTCAGCGTGCTTGCCTCGGCGGGCGGCGTCGGGAAGACGTCGCTGCAGATCGTGGAGGCATTGTGCATCGGAACGGGCAAGCCGCTGCTGGGCGAGGCCATACACGAGCCGTGCAAGGTGTGGATCATCAACCTCGAAGATCCGCTGGAGGAGATGCAGAGACGCCTTGCGGCGGCGATGCTGCACTACGGCGTCACAGCCGAGGAAATACGGGGGCGCTTGTTCCTCGACGCAGGCAGGAGCCTCAACATGGTGTTCGCCAACCAAGGGCGCGACGGGATCGAGGTGAACGACGAGATGCTCGACTACATGGCGGCCAAGATCAAGGAGAACGACATCGGCATGGTGATGATCGACCCGTGGGTCGGCGCCAACCAGATCAACGAGAACGACAACGTGGCCATGAATGCAGCCGTCGGTGCCGTGCGTAGCGTCTGCGACGAGACAGATTGCGCCGTGGCGCTGGTGCATCACATCCGCAAGGGCAACGGGGACGAGGCAACCGTGGACAGCGTCAGGGGCGCGGGGTCGCTGATCGGGGCGGCGCGTGCGGCGCGGGTCATCAACAAGATCAGCGCGGAAGACGCGCAGAAGCTGGGCGTGTCGGAGGCGGAGAGCCTCGGCATATTCCGCGTGGACGACGGCAAGGCAAACTTGGCACCGCCAGCCGCAAAGGCGGTGTACCGGCGCATGGTGGGCGTGCAGCTGCCAAACATGGAATATGTCGGCGTGGCCACTGAATATGCGATGCCGGATCTCTTCGACGGCGTGTCGGCGCGCGACGCGATGAAGGTGCAGCGCGCGGTGGGCGAAGCGGAAACGCAGGGCGAGCCGCTCCGCGCAAACGTGCAGGCCAAGACGTGGGTCGGCGTCACGGTGGCAGACGTGCTGGGGCTGGACTTGGACAAGCGACACGAGAAGGCGAAGGCCAAGGCAATCGTGGGCAAGTGGATCGAGAACGGCGTGCTGCGCAAGACGTCTGCGCCAAGCAAGCGTGACGGCAGGGATGTGCCGTGCGTGGTGGTGGGTGAATGGATAACGGGAGAGGAGGCTGGGGTATGACCAAGCTAAACTATATGGCGGTAGCCGTTGACGCGAACGCCAAGCGGAAGGAAGGCGACATCGGGGTGCTGAAGCCAGTGTTCGCGGATGGCGTTTATGCGGATCAAGCAGACGCTGAAGAAGTGGCCAGCTACATGAAGGAAGAGCGGCCAGATTTGCGTGTGTATGTGGTCGAAGTGAAGGCCAAGCTATGAGCGCCGTCGGGGGCGTTTCCGCACGTTCCGCACTTACCGCACTTATGGTGCGGCGTGGTGCCGAGGGTGCGGTAAATACGGCAAGAAATCTTCCGCCGCACCACTTGCATATATATATGCAAGGTGCGGAGAGAAGTGCGGGCGTATTTATTCAAGGTGCGGAGATTGTTTTGATGGGGATGCGTAGGGGGCATGGTCATGGTTAAGCAGAAAGGGCGTCGCCCTACGGCAAAGCAGATAGCGTCGAAGGGGAAGTTCACGGTTGGTGAAAGGACGGAGCCTATACCGGCGGCTGTCTGGGGTCAGCTTGAGCCGCTGGATCGGGTGGCGAGGGAAATGACGGAGCGGTGGGGTGACACGCTGCCGTCGCTGGTCACGCCGGATCTGGCAGGCAAGTTCGAGGCAGCCTACGAAGCGCTGAAGGAGGCCATCGTCGAGCGTGACGTCGTCCGGACGAACAAGATCGCCACGCAGCTCATGGCGGGGTGGAAGCGCATGGAGGCGGAAGCGGAAGGCGCGGGGCATAAGCCGCTGGCGCCGCACGCGTGGTGCGTGGAGGTGGAGGACGGGAAGATCGTGTGCTTCGCGAGGCAGGGATGCGCCGAGCTGCGCAAGCGGTATCCGCAGTGGGTGGTCTACTCGTTCGAGGATGCGGCGTGTATACTGAAGCAGCATTTCAGCGAGGCGTTTCTGCAGAAGGCGTTTGAGACGTTTCCCAACGCGAAGGTGACGCGTGTGGTGGATGGAGATGGCAACAATAACATTGAGGATGATATACCATGGTAACGAGGGAAGATATTTTACGCACGGCGGGTGACTTGATCACGGGCGACAGGCAGGCGACCTACGGGTCAGCGAAGGACAGCCACGCGAGGATCGCTGGCATGTGGTCGAGCTATCTCGGCGTGGACGTGACCGAGGTGGACGTGGCGGCGATGATGGTGCTGCTGAAGGTGTCGCGGTCGCGTGCCAGCGATCATTCGGACAACTGGGTAGACGTGTGCGGTTACGCTGCAATCGCGGGTGAACTGGAGGCGTCAGGTGGGTAGGGCAGGCTGCGAGGCGTTTAGGCGTCTCACAGCGGCTCTACGGGAGCGTGAGGGCGTGTTCAGCCTCTGCGGCAGACACGCCGACGCTCAGACGCCCGCGCGCGAATACATCAACCTGACCAACTGGTCAACATTGGTGCGGTATAATGATACCACTCTGCAATGCGGCAATATCGCACAACGATACAACTATAAATAGTTGTAAAACGCTAACGTGCTGATATTGCTGCATATTTTATTTAACATAATAACGATTATGCGATTCCAGCCGGTTTCGGGGCCATATTCTGACCAGATGGTCAGGTTTGACCCCCCCCTCTTTTGGCGCGGCGGGGTGCAATTGCAATGACCCCCCCACGCATACCCGCCATACCCCCCACCCCTTCACGTTTCCCGAGAAATAGGAGCCACGCGAAAAAATGACCAACACACCCGCACCCCAAGATAACCCGTTTCTGGCGCTCATGCGCCGCTATCGTGACGACCCTGTACGCTTTGCCGAGGAGGTCATCGGCATCGAGCCCGACGAGTGGCAGGTTGAGCTGCTGGACGCCGTCTCCGCGCCTGCCATACGCCGTGTAAGCGTGCGCAGCGGCCACGGCGTCGGCAAAAGTACCGGCGTCGCCATGGCTGCCCTGTGGCACGTGTTGATGCGCGTGCCGAGCAAGACGGTTGTCACTGCGCCCACCAGCGCGCAGCTATTTGACGCGCTGTTCGCTGAGATGAAGGCATTGGCCAAGAAGCTGAAGCCGCCGTTTGACAGCCTGCTGGAGGTGAAGTCTGATCGGATTGAGCTGAAGAGCCACCCCGAGAGCACGTTTATTTCGTGCAGGACGTCACGTGCGGAGCAGCCCGAGGCGCTGGCCGGCGTTCACAGCCCCTCGGTGCTGCTGCTTGCTGACGAGGCCAGCGGGATACCGGAGGCGGTGTTTGAGGCTGCCAGTGGGTCGATGTCCGGCCACACCGCGACGACGGTGCTGACGGGCAACCCCACGCGTAACACGGGGTTCTTCTACGAGACGCACAACCGGCTGCGCGACGACTGGCACACGATGCATGTTTCCTGCGTGGACAGCCCGCGCGTCAGCGAGGATTTCGTGGCGGATATGCAGCGCCGCTACGGGCCCGATAGCCCCGCTTATCATGTGCGCGTGCTTGGCAACTTCCCGCCGTCCGAGGAGGACACGGTGATACCCGTCTCGCTGATCGAGGCTGCCATGGCCAGCGACGTGCGTGTGCACGAGAATACGGCGAGCATATGGGGTCTGGACGTCGCGCGTCAGGGCGGCGACGCGTCTGTATTGGCTAAGCGGCAGGGGCCCGTCGTGCATCCGCTCAGCGTGTGGCGTAACCTCGATCTCATGCAGCTTACGGGTGCCGTGAAGGCGGAATATGACGCGCTGCCTGCGGATAAGCGCCCGCAGGAGATCATCGTGGATAGCAACGGGTTCGGCGCAGGCGTGCTGGATCGGCTGCGTGAGGTGGGGCTTCCGGCGCGCGGGTTGAACGTGTCTGAGCGCGCCGCCGCCAATCAGACATATGTGAACCTGCGCGCGGAGCTGTGGTTCAAGGCGAAGGCGTGGCTGGAGGGTATGGATGTTAAGCTGCCGCGTGACGACGCGTTATATGCTGAGCTGGCAGCGCCGCGATATCACTTCACGTCGAGCGGCAAGATGCAGGTCGAGAGCAAGGACAGCATGAAGAAGCGGCGCGTTGCCTCGCCAGATCGCGCCGACGCCGTGTGCCTGTCATTGGCGACAGACCACACGGCGATGCATTTCGGTTCCAAGGTTGGCGGGTGGGGCGCGCCCCTTCGCAGGGGCATACGCGGGGTCGTTTAGGGGCGGGTTTGCATTTTCTCTGAAAAAAGTTTACCTTGGTCTTGCTCAGAGTGGTTTCATGTCCACGTCTGTACCTCATCGCGGGTTTTCCTCCCTGTACCCGCACAACTTGACCCCGTTGCGCCCCTCCCAGCGCGCGGGGTTTCTTTTTGGCGTTTTAATGTTATTATATCGAAAGATATTATGGAGATTGTGATGCCAAACGTAGGCGGTAAAAAGTTCCCGTACACAACCGCAGGCAAAAAGGTAGCATCCGACGCGCAGCAAATGAAAAGGAGATCA